GCACCATTCTTCATTTCAAGGCTTCCCATACCACGACTTGACACTCCTAATTGAACACCACCTTCGACAAGACCTTTCACAATCTTACCCATAGGGGTATCTAAAATAAGTGCTTTTCCTAACACATTATTACCATCCCATTTAAGTTCAGTAATTCTGTGAGAAACTTTATCCAAATTAATGGAAGGTCCATCAGGGTGATTTAGCTCACCAACTGCACGACCTGTAATTACTTGCTCGTTAACGAATTTGTCAACGGCCTTTGTAAGAACTTCTCTAGTATAAATTCTACCATTCTTGTTCTTATTCTCAGCTTGCATAAAGACACCTTCTAAAAAGGTACTCTTCTTACCAGTTTTTGCATCCTCTTGGATAGAATAACCTAGCTGATTCTGAGTATATTCTGTGATTAACTTCATTTATGCTCCCATTAATTTGATGAATTCTGTTACTGCTTTCTCAGCAGATGCTTGATCTTTATATGAATCAAGCTTGAGACCGTCTATATACAGATTAAACTTCTTACTTCCCGCTTTCTGTTGTGTTATAACCGCCTCTACGTTTTTCTTTTTGCCAAGCTTTTTCATTTGCTTGACTACTTTTTCTCCACCACCGAGCTTTAATTTAGCTTCTAATACCTCATTAAATGATTCCTTAAACGTCAGCATCCGCTTCTACTTCCCCTGTTTCTGTCTCCATCGCAGGCTCTTCAACTGCAGGAGTATCATCAGATGCTCCATACATTTTAGAAGCAACTTCTTGTTTATGATTATCTAATGCGTCAATCAATTTATCATGCATAATACTATTAAAAGTATTGTTGCTTGCTTGCGCATCACCCGATTTTATATTATCAATTAAGTCTCTTGTGCTCATAATCTCTCTGTTAAGTATTTATAAAAATGTTTATTTCCAGTAAACTTTTTGTATACAATATGTTTATATAGCAGCATTACTCAAATCAGGGTTAATATCACCCGGTTCTATAGGATCTTCTTTGTTATCCTTAGCGATTTGTTTAATAGCCTCATCATCCAATTTAAGAATATTTCTACGTACCCAGTCTTTAGACCAGAACGTACCAATATATTCGTCCATCATTTGTAAAGTTTCTATGCGTTCCTTTAAGATTTCTGCATCTTTTAGTTCAGCATAGTAGTTATCTCTGGAATACTCAACTACTATCTGCTCGCGGATGTTTACCCAGTCACTTGGCACAATAATCTTTTTAAGGATTAATTGCCTTTTCAGTGCTTCATAGAATAGTGTTGAGAATTTATTACGAATACGATCAATAAATTTCTGGAATTTAAGTTCGTCACGCGTAATTTCTGAAGATCGACCGATAGAAAATGCATCTGCTTCAGTCAATCTTGACATAGGTATATTTAAAGACCTATATAATTTGTTTTGGAAGTATTGAATATCTTCAATCTCACCTAGATTTGAACCACCTGGAAGAGTATCGATTTCAGTACCACGACCACCCTCTCTACGTGGTAACCAGAAGTCTTCCATAATATTACGATGAACTTTCTCATCTTTAATATTACCTGTAGAAGGATCATATACGATCTTGTTACGATATCTATTCATCGTATTATTCAAATATTCTTCTGCTTTACCTTTAGGTAGATTACCAACGTCTATATAAAATATACGTCTTTCAGGCGCTCTCGATATACGATAGATGACAAGTGAGTCTTCCATCATACTTAATTGGTTAATAGGTTTAAGGGCTTTATTTAAGTAGCCAATAACCTTATTGCGTTCTTCATTTAATAGACCTGAGTTAACTTGAATAATAGCATCGGTATTAATACGTAATCCTTCACCGCTTTGTGTCATCTGATCATCTTGATACAAATAATATTCGCCAACCTCTTTTATAAGTTCAGCTCCAGTCCTAGGATCTTTTTGTTTCTCAGTCTCTTTAACCTTACGTATCTTTGTAGGGTCAATCTGTCTTAATTCAATTATACCAGCATCAAGCTTATTTTCATTAATAATAACATGATAGAATAAACGACCATCAATATACCAACGTCTAAATATATCGTATGCTGTATCTTTAAAGTTAGTTAAACTAAGAATCCTATCGAATTCTTCCATAATTAAATCTTTAACTTTGTCTGCTTGTTCTAGGTTATCAAGATTTAGCTTAGCGATAACACCACTTTCTTCTGTGATTGCTTCATTACATATATCTTCAATAGCCATATCCACTTCAGGATATGAAGCTACCGAACGGTATTTCATAATTAAATCTTTGTCTGATTTGTATTTGTCACCATGTACATCCATGTACTGGCCAAAATAACCACCGGTTGGTGATATCTCATATGCACCGTCCTCATTATCTGCTGCGAATGATACCGGTTTTTTGTTTGTTTCGATCGCTTTTCTTTTAAATTGAAACCCGAATAGTGATCTGTTATCGTTTTCTGCCATTTAATATTCCTTTAACACTCTTTCCTAAATATTATTTATAACACTTAGAAAAGAGTGCCCGAGGGCACTCCTTAATGTTATATCGATGATTTACGTTGTCTTATTAGACTCCCAATATTGAACTTGCATTTCAACTTCAAACTCTTCGATCGTGTCACCTGTCTCATAACTTAGTTCAATAGCACCTAAGTTAGTTGGGAAAACACCACGAATGTTATAAGTTTTCTTTGTTGTACCATCTTTGTCCAATTGCTCAACGATCATATCCGCCATATAAGAACTAGGCTGTGTTAAACCTGTATTCTGTTTATGTTGGTTAATACCGTTCATCCATTGTTCAAAAGAATTACGTACATTAAAGTCAGTATCGTTAATCACTGTCACAGACCATGGATCAAACGTTCTGTCACCAGCTACTTTCAACTGACGGCCACGAAATGGAACTTCGATTGCCGCAATTTGTGATGCTGGCATACTTGTCGCTTTACACATGTATGATGCCAATTCTACATTCGCAGTTACATAACTTGGGAAAGCCATTGTAACTTTGAATAAATTAGGTCTAGCACCGCCGCCAATTAGTTTGGCTTTCATATCATCTACGCCTAATATTGCCATCTTTAATTACCTCCTGCGATTTCAGTAAACTCTACACCCGTACGAGTGGCGATAAAGTTTAGTGTGATATAATTAATAGATCTTGCAGGTTTGACATAAATGTCTGCAACAAACTTATTAGTATCTATAATAGCACCAGTGTTATTTGTGCCATCACATACTACTTTAAAGTCTGTAATACCTCTACGACCCTGAACATCTCTTAAGAAAGGCTCAACCATGTTTCTAAATTGTGCCCTTGTAAATTCATCATTAAATTCGAATAATGATGCTTTCGATGCGACACTTACTGCTTCCTCAAGAACAATGAATAGTCTCCTAACATTGATTCTATCGAATGCACTTGGCTTAGCTTGTAAAGTTTTATCACCAAATAGAACAGTTCCTTGACCAGGGAAAGTCACTATAGGGTTTACACCCGTTTTATATAGTGCATCTCTTTCCGCTTGATTAGGGTTCCATGCTAGTTTAGTAACATTGCGAACGTTACCACGTGTAAATCCTGCCGGTGAGAACCAAGCATCTGCAACTAAATCAGCATTTGCTGTTAGTCCCGCTGTTGATCCTGCCGCACAAATCCAACGATATACATCATTGTACTTGTCATACACATATAAAGAACTCGAATCTGCAAAGCCATAAGACGTTGAAGTACATCCAGTTCTCCATGTAGCTACCGAAGTAGCTGGTGCCGCTGCGTTTACTGTTGCCGCTCTTTCAGGAGAGACAAAGCCTACCGCATCTTTTCTTGCTGCCGCTTGGGCAGTTATGTAATTACTTAACGTAATATTATCAGCAGCACTCAAACCTGAGTTTGCTTGGAATATTAAGTTAACATCAATAGTTTCTGCATCAGCAAAATATGCATAACCAGCAGTTGTTTCACCTACAGTCAACACATTATCATCTATGCCACCACTTAAATCGACGTAAAATGAAGCTGTTGTTGTAAATGCTTGACTTGTTGCTGAACTACCAGCATCTGTCAAAGCTGCCGCATGATTTCCAATAAAGATCCAATCTGAACCTTCATTGATTACATCTTTATAGTATAATGTAGAACCATCTGATGATTTAACATCACTAGCTTGTGACAAGTAAGTCCAATATTCAAGTACTGTTCCTTCTGTACCCGTTATTGTACCATCTACGTCATACACCCATAAGTGAATTTCATCATTTGAACCACCAACCGCAGCTGCTCCCGCAGATGTTCCTGGTGCTCCTTCTACATTTTCTAATTGCCAGGCTGTGCCTGTTTGTGTTGCCGTAAGAACCGAAACTCCTACTGCATTACCTATAACACCAGGATGACGCGCTTGTGTCCAGTCCGCTGCCGCTGGTGTTTGACCGTCAAAGACAGTCTTATTTTGTGTTAGAATACCAGTACCTGACACTGTCGCGTTACGTGCTGATGTTCCAGTAGCTCTGACTACCTTTAAATTGTTGCCATAGCTCAGAAATTGGGCTGCCGATAGAACACTTTCGAACGTGTCCGCATTGGGCTTACCAAACTTCTCAACCAATTCTGTTTCCGATGTTACAGTATGGACTTCATTAACAGGACCCCACTGGAATGCTCCAGCCATGGCTCCTATAGTCGATGATACTGACGGAACGACATTGGTCAAATCGATTTCTTTTACCTGTACTCCAGGCGAAACTAGATTAGCCATCTAAACTCCTTCATGTTAATTATAAGATTTATCATAATAAGGTTTTTCTCAATATACTTATTTATACTTATTTAAATCTATAGGTTTCCCACCCTACTCCGAACGGATG